TCTGTCATAAATCCAAGAAGGAAGTTGAGGAGGAAGCAAAAATGACTACAGTAGACAGTAAAAAGACAGAAGAAAGACAGAAGGAAGACAGTAAAGAGGCAGAAGAAAGACACATCGAAGGCAGTAGCAAAGAAGCTGTTCAAGTACCAACTGCTGAGCATATGGATAAGATGTATGGAAATATTGAGCACGATGCCGTGAACCACCCCTCGCATTATACGCGAGGCAAGATTGAGGTGATTGACTTTATCGAAGATCAACAGCTTCCATATCATCTTGGCAATGTTATCAAGTACATCGCACGTGCTGGGTATAAGGGCGATAAGCTCGAAGACCTAAAAAAAGCGCGTTGGTATTTGGATAGATACATCAATGAGGTGATGGGGAATGGAACACTTTAAACAAGGTGACTGCGTGTTAGTATCAAATGACAACAAGCATTGGTATCATAGGCATTTCTATCGTATTGATGATGTGTGGGGCGGTACGGGTAACGCACTTGTGTATGCCGAGGGTAAAAGCCCCTGGACGGTGAGTCGTAAGCACGAGGATCAATATAAGCTATATGAACTTTGGAAATATTGTAAGGGGGCGAAAGAGTGACCGATAAAGAGTACATGCAACAAATATTACGAATTGATGACCGCATAGATTCAATTAAGCGTGATATTGAGGCACAAATAGAACGTAAGGCAGATACCTTATCCGCCACGGACTACAGTAAGGACAGGATATCCGGCGGGCATTGCTGCGATTTATCGGGCATAGTAGCTGGTATTGAGCAATGTGTTGAACTGCAACGAAAGGAAATAGAAAGGTTAAAAGCCATTAAAGCAGAAGTACGTAACGTGATTAGTCAAGTACGGCCGAATGAGTTGGCAGTCCTACTGACTGAGCGATACGTACAGGGGAAGAGTTGGAAAGAGCTAGCAGGTATCTTATTCTATAGCGAGGCAAGGGTACGCGGCGAGCTACACGATAGGGCCCTGGTTGAGGTAGGACGTATACGTGCTAGATTGAAATAGCGTTGACAATACAAAACGATACAAAACGATACATCGACATGTGGTATACTGTAGGTGTGAAAGTTGGGAAACTTCACAGGAAGTGAATAAGGAAAGGACGCCAAGTACATTTGGCGTCCTTTTGTATTATGCAGGTTTAATCAATATCATCATAGGGGGTACCTACTCATAAGGCAAATGTAATCCTACTTAAATAACACACTGTACCAAAATAAATTCGCGACACTTCTGAGATGTTTTAGCACAAAATAGAATAGCATTGTTTAACTACAACCAATACATAATGTAAGAGATTTCCTTGAATACTTAACTATATCAAATCACTACTCCTATGATGATATTGATTAAGCTTACAAATAAAGTAGAATCTAACTGCCAACAGAGAGGAGAGAATAGTATGACAGATATTACTTGCCATATTAAAGATTGTTTACATAACAAACGTAATAAGTGTACTGCTAATGCTATTGTCCTTGGCAGTAAAGGTAATTGTAAAGCCAAAGCCTTTGCTAAAGATATGATGAAACATTCACGCAAACAGCACTGGCGAGGGGGCATGTATGGGGGCTAGGGCCTCAGCCTCAATAAGGGGCCTATAAGGTACTCCAAATGAAAAATATTTTGCGTGGGTCATCCGAACCCCGCGGAATAGCTAGTTAGTTATTTTTCCGAACTGCTGTTCGGCTTCAAAATCGGTCAACTTTTGAAAGGAGGCGAGACTGTGACGAACGTAACAATCGTTGACGAATTAGTATCATCTAAAATTGTGGCAAAAGTACTCGGAATCAGCTCTCGACGAGTTCAGCAGTTGACCGAGGACGGTATATTCGAAAAGGAAAAACGCGGACAGTACAATATCGCGAAAACAGTACAAGCATTTGTTGCGTATAAGACCGGAGAAAGTAAACTCGAAAAGAAAGCACGAGAAGGCGGATATGATGCGGAACGAACTTTGTTAACTCGAACTAAACGGATGATTGAAGAAAACAAACTGAAGATCATGAATGGGGAATTGCACCGCTCGAACACAGTTAAAGCCGTAATGAATCGAATGTTGAATAACTTTAAAAGTAAGCTCCAGGCGTTGCCACTAAAAGCAGCACCTAAAGTGTTGGGAGAGACGAATCTGTTAGTCATTCAAGATGCACTTCTCGATGAGGTAAATGAGTGCTTAACGGAATTGTCTGAATATGACCCGAACATGTTCCACGATGAATCCGATGACATCATCGTGGATGACGACGAGGCAGGTGAAGGTGATTGAAGCACACATGCAACCTATTTAAAGGGCTGGCCAGTGTCCTAAAACCACCGCCAAAGTTTACTGCGTCGGAATGGGCCAACGCTAACGTGGTACTTTCCACAGAAGATAGTGCCGAACCAGGGAAGTATTCCACTGATAGGGCACCCTATCAAAAGGAAATGCTTGATGCGGTGAGTGACCCTGATGTTGAAAAAGTAGTCTATATGACAGGCTCGCAAATTGGTAAAACCCAGCTCATTAAAAATGTGTTGGGTTATTTTATTGACTACTTTCCGTCACCAATTATGTTCATGCAGCCAACAAAAGACATAGCTAAAGAGTTTTCGAAAACTCGTATTGCTCCCTTTATTCGTGACACGAAAGTACTGAACGATAAAATGGCCGATGTAAAATCTCGGGACAGTGGCAATACGGTATTGAATAAGACCTTTCCAGGTGGTTACCTGACATTAGTCGGTGCGAACGCACCAGCAGATTTGGCATCTAGGCCAATTCGTGTATTATTAGCGGACGAAATTGACCGCTACCCAGCATCAGCAGGGACGGAGGGCGACCCTTTGAGCCTGGCAGAAAAGCGTACTAATACGTTCTACAATCGAAAGCACGTGTACGCATCTACACCGTTGGCCAAAGGTACCAGCCGTATAGAAAAGTTGTATCTAGGTGGTACGCAAGAGGTATGGCACATTAAGTGCCCTGCTTGTGGTGAATATGTGTATCCGTCCTGGGATAAATTCCACGCGGATGAGGACACGGGTAAGTACTACTTGGCCTGTGATCACTGTGGAACACTATCCGAAGAGTTCGAGTGGAAGAAACTTTACCGCGAAGGCAAATGGATTGCGGAAGCGCCGGAGAATTTAAAGAAGTACAATTGCCGAAGTTTTCACATGAACGCGTTTGGCTCTCCTTGGGCATCTTGGGGGAAATTGCAAGATAAATACGAGGAAGCAACCAAACTCGGGACGGCCGGCGTTAAGACCTTCTTCAATACTGAAATGGGTATTCCTTATGAAGAGGATACAGAAACACTGCAGTCTGAAGTGCTCTATGAACGAAGAGAAGACTACGGCGCAGAATTGCCGGATGGGGTTCTACTCTTAACATGTGGTGTCGATACTCAAGATGACCGCTTAGAGTGTGAAATCGTCGGCTGGGGGAAAGATTATGAGAGCTGGGGTATACAATATTTCAGATTATATGGAGACCCTGCCTATGATGCCGTATGGAAAGAATTGGACGATATTATTTTAAACCGTACCTGGTCTTATGCTGACGGCCGAAAAAGGGGCGTATCCGTTACGTGTATTGACTCTGGCGGCAGTAAGACCCAATCGGTATATAAGTACTGCTCAACTAGATGGCATAAGCGCGTGTACCCTATTAAGGGGGTAGGCGGTGCAGGTAAAGACCTGATTGATGGTCTGCCTACTAAGCTGAAAAAGTACAAAACTAAATTATTTAAGCTTGGCGTAGATACGGGCAAGGAACAAATTTATAGCGATTTGAACCAAGAAAAAGGACAGCCGAGGTATTGCCACTTTCCAAAAGATCATGAAAAAGGGTATGGGAAGAAATACTTCGAGGGCCTATTAGCAGAAATGAAAGTGTCTAAATTAGTTAATGGCCATTTCAAAGAGCAATGGGTACTGCGACCAGGGCGTAAAAGAAATGAACCATTCGATATTAGAAACTACAATCAAGCTGCTATTACTATTATGAATCCAAACTTTGATGCTTTAGAAGCTCGGAGCAGTAAAGAAGAGTACACACCGTACCAGAATACATCTCGTGTAGTGAAGGCTGGCGATACACCAAAGAAACGGACGAGACGACGTGTTAGAGGAGGAGGGATACGATTATGACAATCCTACAAAGGATTATGGAAGAATTAAATATTCGTGAAGTACACGAAATACCTACAGCTCTAACAAAGGCGTTGCTTGATTCGAATACCTGTTCGGTACTTTTAAAGGCGATACAGCCGTACTATTCGTATGAAGCGTTACTTGCTGAATTTGAAGAACATAGCGCAGATAGAAAAAACTATATGCAAGATTACACGCCACAATGCGTGCTAGATATAATTGGAGGTATTACCCCTGGCGGTGATGTTCGCGACGTGTGCGCAGGGATTGGCGGGTTGTCCTTAGCCAAATTTAAGGCAGATAATACCGTGACACTAAGGCTTGAAGAGTATTCAAAAAATGCGATAGCTTTTATGATGCTTAATCTGTTAATAGCTAATATAGATGCGGAAGTAGTAGAGAAGAACGTTCTTACTGGTGAAGAGCTTGCATACTATAAAGTAGAATCCGCGGTATCTGGCTTTGGCCAAGTAGCTAAAGTAGATATGCTAGGAAGTAAAAAATATGATACCGTGATTAGCAATCCGCCATATAGTCAATCTTGGATACCACAAATGGATGAACGCTTTGAGGGCTATAAATTAGCCCCAAAGAGTAAAGCCGATTTTGCTTTTATACTTGATGGACTTTATTCGTTAAACGAGTCCGGCACTGCTGCATTTATATTGCCACACGGCGCATTATTCAGAGGGCAAGCAGAAGGCGATATAAGGCGTAAGCTGATTGAGGATAATTTACTTGATGCGGTCATAGGGTTACCTTCTAATCTATTTACAAATACAAGTATACCTGTATGCATATTGGTATTTAAGAAAAATCGAACTAGCACCGATATATTATTTATCGATGCACAAAAAGACTTCGTTAAGCACAAAAATAAAAATATAATGACCGCCGAACAGGTGGAAAAAGTAATTAAAGCGTACAAGGACAGGGCAGATATAGAGCGATATTCTAGTAACATTAGCGTGTCTACTCTGTTAGATAACGACTATAATCTGAATATTCCTCGCTACATTGACAGCTTTGAACCTGAAGAAATACCAGATGCGGTACAGCTTGCTAAGGACTTAAACGAAATTAATCGAGAAAGCCGTACTTTGGGCTTAGAAATTGCGGAGATGTTAAAGCAATTAGTTTGTACAGATCCTGACGCGCAGAAAGAGCATGATGAATTTGTAAAAGAATTTACAGAGTTTTTGGTATCGTCTGATAGCGCGTGTACAGTCGAGGAGCAAGAAGCTGTGATAAAAAAAATAGAAGATGTTAAGAAGTATTTACTTCAAAAGATGTTTGTGTAATGTTAAGAAATTACAAGAAAATTAAAATTACGGAAGTTGCGGATATACTAGGAAGACCTAAGAAGGATCAAATATATCCATCTGGCTGTATTTGCTTGCAAGTATCTGCAAGTAAAGGTGAATTGCTATATTTAAAAGAAGCGCAACAAGTTGATGCTAAATATGTAGTGATTCAACCACGAAGCGCAATCCCTTATTATTTATTTTTAATGATAGAAAAGGCAATGCCAGAATTTTTATATAAATATAGGCAAGGTCTAAATATATCGGCTCATGACATCAAACATATGGAGATATTGTGCCACACGGATGTGGAAACGCAGGCTTTAATAAGCATGATGTTCCAATCTATGCATGGCACAAGTCTAAGCGCTCAACATGGGCGCTTTTTTAATGCGTGAAAGGAGGTGAAAGGATGGCAGAATGGACAATATATGAGGCAAAAGAGCATTTACAGGCGTGGCTAGAGGCGGATTTAGCATTGGCAACTGGCAAAGAATACACCATTGGTAATCGCAGGTTAACTCGTGCGAACGTGCAAGAGGTGAAAGACCGCATCAACTTTTGGCGCAATGAAGTAGCAAGGCTCGAGAATCGACCTCGACGTCGTGCATATCGTGTCATTCCGCGCGATATATGAGTAAACGTAAGAAGCAGTTTATGAAAACCGCAGCTGGTAGGCACAAAGCAACGCAATATTCCGGGAGTAAAACAAACTCTGGCTATTCTAATCACGGCGCTAATAGTTTTAAATCTAGCGCCAAAGGGTACCAAGTTAACTCTCAGGATGCAAGGCATGATATCGATGCTAACTTTAGGATGCTACGGGCAAGGTCTGTAGATCTCCAACAAGGTACACCGATTGCAGCTGGCGCACTGAAGACGAATAAAACCAATGTTATTGGCCCTGGTCTACGATTTAAAGCTAATATCCGTTATGAGGAATTGGGGTTAACGTTTGAAGAAAAGAACGCGTGGGAACGTAAGACCGAACGAGAGTTTGCAATGTGGGCGAAGCACTGCGATGCACGCGAACAGACTGATTTCTACGGAATTCAGGCTCTAGTGTATTATGAAAAGCTATTGTACGGCGATGCCTTTGTGAATTTACCGATACTATTTACTCGAACGGATAAGAACCCATATCCTTTGCGATTGCAGATTGTTGAATCGATTCTTGTAGCTTCTCCGCCCAAATATATAGGACGAGAAGAAGACGAGAATAACGACGTCATTCACGGCGTGAAGTTCAATAAATATGGTGCAGCCGTTGGCTTCTACGTATTAAATAAGCTGTATAACTCTTTTAACGATGATCATGACTACACATATATTCCGAAGTACGGAGCACAAACCGGACGGCGGAATATCATCCAGGTTATGACGATTGAGCGAAGTGGCCAGTTGCGTGGTATTCCGATATTGTCCCCGGTAATTGAGGACTTGAAAGTTCTTAGTCGGTACAATGATGCGGAAGTTATGAAAGTATTAGTTAACGCTTTGATGGCAATCTTCATCGAATCGGAAGCCCCGGACGATATGTCGCTGGGGACAGCAATTGATGAAGATGATCAAGTGGATGCCGAAAGCGATGAAACAATCGAATTAGGTAACGGTACGGTAAATGTATTGGCGCCTGGTGAAAAAGTGAATGTGGCCGAAAAAACGCCAATACCTTCGAGCTTTGCTGATTTTACATCGTCTCTTATTAGTCATGTAGGCGCAGCGCTAGAAATTCCATATGAAATATTAGTTAAGCACTTTGGCCAAAGTTACTCCGCATCAAGAGCGGCGTTACTCGAATATTGGAAGTCTGTTGAAACGCAACGTGCCGAATTTATTACTCAATTTTGCAATCCTATTTACGAAGAGTGGCTTACAATGGCCATTCTATTAGGTCGCATTGATGCGCCAGGTTTCTTTGATGACCCAATCATCCGAGAGGCGTGGCTGGGTGCTGAGTGGTACGGACCTTCGCAAGGTCAATTAGACCCGCAGAAGGAAGCTACTGCAGCAGAAATTCGTGTTAAGAATGCATTTAGTACTCGTGCGAAGGAGGCCGCGGAGCTTACCGGCATGGACTATGAAAATGAAATCTTACCACAACGTATTCGAGAACACCAATCTATGGATGAAGGAGGCTTGTTGAATGAACAAGGACAACAAATTTCAGTTCAAAATTCGAACTCCGCTAAATCTGATTCAGGAAGCGGAGACGATTGACGTCGATATTTACGGCGTAGTCGTGAATGGAGCCAGTTATTGGGACGAGGATACAGGCGTTTCTAACGTACTATCACAACTCCAAGGATTGGATCCGTCTCAAAACATCGTATTACATGTTAACTCTGTAGGCGGCGAAGTATCGGCAGGCGTTACAATCTACAACCGATTGCGCGCTTTACAAAATAAGAAATCTGTTATTATTGAGGGCCTAGCGGCATCCATTGCTTCTATTATTTCGATGGCAGGCGATGAAATTCATATGGCACTAGGCAGTGAAATGATGATCCATAACCCTAGTTCCTATGCATTTGGTGAAGCTGATGATTTTGAAAAAGCTGCAGAATCATTACGTAAAACAAAAGAAAATCTTATCGATATTTACGAAGCCCGCACGGGGTTAACTCGTGAAGAAATCGCAACCATGATGGATGACGAAACTTGGTTAACAGCAAGGGAGGCATTGGAGAAAGGGTTCTGCACAAGTGTAGATGAATC